GTATCTTTGTCAGCTGCGGGGTCTAGCCCACAAACAATGTAGAAACCTTCGGGGTTGGCGGGGTGTCCAGCGGCCTGCCCGTTCAGTGGGCCCACTTTACGCATACCGTTTACGCTTCCGCGAACAGCGGCAGGGTGGAAGATCGCATCCTCAGATACATCCTGTTGCTGGTACACCATTGACCAGATGCGGGGGCCAACAGCACCACGCACGTTATCAAGGTGAGGGCCATCCCAACGCCGGTACAAACCATTCTCGTCAGGTTCTTCACCCTCAGACCCCTCAAAAGGAACCTCGGCCTTGGGCCACAAGGTCAACCAGTCCTCAGAGTTACCGCCACCATAATCTAATACAGCCGGTTGTGAGAAGCGTGTCCAGGGTGACGTACCTGAAACGTAGTGGTCACCGTTCATAAGTTGTTGATACAGGTCAATGGGCGCAACGCGCGTACCAATAACCAGCAGTTTGCCCGTGGGGGCCAGTCGGGAGCTAACTTCAATACGAAGCCAGTCCATGTGCTTTTCCCACTCAGCTGCGTTAGCCAACACCACCGCGTCATCAATAATAATCAGGTCAGCACGGGCACCATAGATCTGCCCACCAATACCAATGGCCTGAACCGTTGGATCTTTCTCCTGACCATCCCGCTCCTCACCACCCAAATAGATTTGGTTGGCAGTCCACGAGTCAGCAGTTTTCTTAAAACCACCCTCAGGGCTAAAGTTGGCTTGCAACTTCGCGTACGCTGGGTGCGTCAGTCGCTGCTTGATACCGTACAAGAACTGTTGCGCCATCTTCTGTGTCTTAGACACAAGGATCACGCGGGTGTCGGGGTTCTTACAAATCCGGTACACCACATAGTCAATGGAAACGGTCTGCGATTTGGCGTGTGCAGGGGGGGTGTTGATTAAGATACGGCTAGCTTGACCTGGTTGGTACTCAATGGCCGGATGAAACAACTCCGGCTCTCGGCCCTCAAGCAGATCGATCCAGCCCTGCTGATGGGGGTAGGTTTCCCGATTGAGGAACGTGCGTCGAAACGACGCGAAATCCCCAACAGGTTCCCTACCCGTAGTTTTTACTTCTTTAAGAACAGCACGAGCGTTATCCACATCCCGCTTAAACTCTGGGTAGTCGCGGCGTGAAGCCTCATACCAAGACAGCGAACGACCAACCTTCGCCAAAGCGGTAGGGTTGGTGGCACCAGTAGCAACCTCGGCAAGGAACAACCGGCGGGCCTCATTGGGGGAAAGATCCGAACCAGGCTTACGCCCCGAACGACCCTTCTTACCCTCAGCCATCAGTTACCACTTAACCTTGTCAGCCCAGTAGGCAGCGGAAAGCGTACCCTTATCAATGTTTGCCTTGTGGCGGGCCTTGAAAGAAGCCCTACGGGCAGCATCAGACTTCGACTCACCAGACTTCTTAGGTGAACCAGACACGCCCTGCTGACCAAAACGAATAGTTTTGATCTGATCCCCAGACTTAGCCACAACAACATGCGACTTCGTGGGATGGTTTGGGGTGCGCTTAGGCTTATTGAAACCAGCCACACCAGCACGCTCAAGGCGCGGATCCTTCTTCGCGGCCATGATGACACCAATCGGGTAATAGATCACTTAAAGGGTAAAACAATGTAAAAAACTAAGGGAGCAGTAAACCGTGAGTAACTGCGACAAAGGAGCAGTTACGAACCACTACCTTGCTACTCACCTAAGGCTTCGTAGCAACAAGCGAAGAAGCCACAGAAGTTCAGCTCGTCGCTTGCAGCTCCTCACTGAACTGTAAAACCCTCTCACTATATAAACGGCGTGGAAAACCAACATTTACCACGCAAAGTAACCAAATTGTTACAAACTATTTTACACAACCCATATAAATACTGGCCCCAGCTAATAACGAAAAAAATTCGAGAGGAGTTTATATACTAGGGGGGGGCGTGGTTAATCATCGTGGGGTCAGGTTACCCGTCAGTAACTTACCAGTCAGTAACTTACGGCTGCGTAGGTTACCCGCTAGTAACTTACGGTAGCGTAGGTAAGGGTACCCTAAGTTTTAGGGGGGTGTCCGATATGTCCTACCTGCCCCATATGTCCGATTTGCCCTACTATGTACAGGTATAGGACGGTTTACACTCATCTGCCCCTTTCGACCGTTATGTCCGTTATGTCCGTAGCTGCCGTAGTGTTAGGACAAGTGTTCGATTATAACGGAACGGTAACGATGGGTGGGTGTAGGTGACATTCACCTTGACCTGGCCCCATAATGGGGGGGCGACCGGTAATGGTTACCGGCGGAATGGTTAGGGGTAGGTCATGTCATTCGATGAACGTAGTGAGAATACACCGGTGCAGCTCGCGCACCAACTAGAGCGCATGGCGCATGAGGTTCGGGGCTTAGCCACGGCAGGGTTCAGGGTGCTCGACCGATGGGCTGAGTGTGGTGATGAGGTGACTGACCGGCTTGATGGCATCTACCCTGAGGGGTTCAATGAGTCGTTTGACGAATGGGTGGCGGGTGTATCGGAATGGGCTAGGGACATTGAGGACCTGGCCGCCAAGGTAAAGAGGGGTGAATGATCCATTGGCTCTAGATGATCCCCTGACCCGTTCAGGGGCTCGTCTAGTCCTAATGGCTAGGGCTATCGACACACATGGTTAGGGGTAGGTCATGATCCACAATGCGTTCACCGTGACGTTTCGTACGAATCGGGAACTAGACCCGCGTGAATGGGATGACATTCTTAGTGCCGTCTTGGCGCAAGTAGATGAGCCGGTCACGTCGGAAGAATCCATCCCGCTTAGTGAGTATTCCGAGCTGCACACTAGCGACGCTTACGCAACGCGCCTGCATGGCCCCGCTAATGATCCCGATGCTAAAGGTGTGACCTGCGAATCTTGCGGGGTTCACTATTCATTCCTAACTCAGGCGGGAATCAACGCGAGCCAAGTGCATTATTGCGCGTAGTCCATCCGCGCTAGATGATCCCTCGCGCTGAGAATGGCGCGGGGGCTCGTCTAGTCCCGATGGGCGGGGCTATCGACACACGGTTAGGGGTTAGACATGACGGAACGCATCACGGCCAAGCAACTAGACACAATGGCGCGGGCTTACGTTGACGCGCTCATTGCGGCAGGCGTTTATCCTGAGGGTACGGCTCTAGAGATTCACGGGGGGAGCGTGACTTACGGCAGGGGCTACGGGTTCACGATCACGCGGCCTGGCGGCAGGTATGAGGGTATGGCGGGGGCCAATAGCGCATGGCATCTACCCTGCGAGGACGCTCGACGCGTTGCGCCTAACTACTACGCGCTGCGGGCGTTGCTCGCGGGCGTGCAGGCGGTGACGGCATGAGCCACCCCGTGCGCCTGACTAGGCGCGGGTGGATCGTGGCAGCTCTAGCCATCCTGGCGGGGGCCATTGCCCTAAACGCTCTAGCGGGATGGAATCGGGGCCTGATCCCATGCGGGGACGTGACGTATTCCACCCCATCGACATACCCCGCCGGTAGCGCGGGGGCGCGTGCGTTCAACGCTGAGAATGGCGCGGGGATCATTGTTTGCCGTTAGTGCCTAATCTCGCCCCCTGGCATGATATCGTCAGGGGACGGGGTTAGCGGCTAAGGGTTAGTCGCTAGTCAATATCTACTAGATAGGGGTGCATGATGACCGCTTACACATTGCACGCGGTGAATACTCACTACGTGACATACAGGGTTCACGCTGACACGGTTGAGGATGCCATCGCCATATTCAACGATCAGGATTTGGCCGACTTTGACACGGTAGAGGGTGACATCGTGCTAGTTGGCGCGACTCTCGATGATGGCAGTGACGTATTCGGCGCGGTGACGGCATGACTACCCGCGTTCCCGCTCCAGAATGGTCAGACATTGACGGCAGCTCCCGTAAGTGCCTGGAATGTGGCTGCGTAATCGGATGGGATGGCTGCCCGTATGACATTGACTATTGCGCGGGATGCCACGGCACCGGCGTGACCGATAGCGACGGCAAGATTCACGCATATAGTTGCTGCGGGTAGTCCATATGCTCTAGGTGATGCCCTGGCATGATATCGTCAGGGCACTGCCTAGTACTGATGGCCGGTACTAACGCTCCATACATAGTTAGGGGAATCGCATGATGGATCACGTAGCACTTTACCCGCTTGAATCAGAATGGCGGCTACGTTGCGTGCCGTGCCTGATCCACGGGACACACACCGATTCGGCGGGACGGGAATACGCACGTCCCCTCTTTGCACTAACGCAGCTCCCGCTAGTTGCCAGGTATCTTGAATGGGCCAACGATTACGTGCTAGTGGTCAAGGGTGATCACGTTACGGTTCAATGGGATACGGGCGACGGTGACGGGATCATTGAACGGGACTACCCGTACGTCACGCTCCAGGACGTGACGTACGTTAAGCTCGATTTAGAATGGCTGCCCGTATCGCTGCATGATGGATACGTAGTTGCCTGATCTACCGATGCTAGGTGATGCCCTGCCGAATATGTCAGGGCATTGCCTAGTCCCGATAGGCGGGACTTTCAATAGTTAGGGGATTCACAATGTCAGACATCACGCCCGCTAGGGCTAAGCAACTATCCAAGGCCCTGGCGATCACTAAGCCATCACGGTCCAACGGTCACGTCAACGTGATCGAGCTGCACGCCGATGCGTCAGGGTTACGCGTGCAGATTCGGGATCACTACCTTGATCTATTCGGGGTAGTCACCCTGACGGATGACCCGCAGCCGGTAGCGATTCATCAACTATCGCGCGAGGCCCTGACCGTATGGTCTAAGGCGGTCAAGGCTAAGGATGCCCTGGCGGTCACGCTTGACGCGGATTCGGTTAGCCTCAACCGTAACGGGCTAGTCACTAGCGGCCTGGCTACCGATTCGGTAAATACGCGGGGCCTGATCGACACAGCAGCAATAACGGATGCCCTGACCGGCGTGAACGTCCCGTGGAATGAGCTGCCTGCCGTATTGCTTGCCGCCGGTAGTGATGAGACCCTACCCGCCTTGACCGGCGTAAGTATTCGATACGGGGAATCAGGTATAGCACGCCTGGCATCAACGGATCGCTACCGTATGGTCATCACCGATGCAGACATCATGCACTATGAGAATCACGCGCTAGTGCCTGCCGCATGGCTAGGTAAGGTCACTAAGCAACTAGGCGGGGGGATCATGGGCCTGACGGGTGAATACGTAGTGGTTAGTGATGCAGCTAACCCGTCCTGGCTTATGGGGGCACGCCTCATTGACGCGGAATACCCGCGCGTTGATTCCCTAGTCCGGCACGATTCGAGCATCCGGCTAGTGTTTGATTCTGACCGCCTGCGGGATGCCATCAAGGTCATTGCCCCTGCCGTGCCTAAGAATACCCCCGTAGTGCTTGACCTGGCTGCCGGTGTACTACGCACGCGCGAGGGTGACGTGACCGCGCCGATGCCCGCCTATGAGGGTAACGGGGATGGCCTAGTAATCGGCTTTAACCCCGCCTACCTAGTGGATTCTCTCGCGGGGATCACGGGTAGCGTAAGATTCGACATGGAATCGGGGAATAAGCCCGCCATCATCACTAGCGATTCCACCAATACTACGCGCGTGCAGATGCCCGTGCGTATGGCAACTAACTAGGGGGCATGGGCCATGAATGAACGCAACATGTCGGAGCTAGCAGCCGTAGCCTGGGATGCGAAGATTCTACTTAGTCGCTTAGGCACGCTTGATATCATGGTGACTAATGAGGCTATGCCTGAGCAACTACGGGATGCCCTGACCGATGTAATCGAGAGTGTTAGCCGGTTCACCTACCGGTCAGAATGGTCACTTGATTCTGACCTTATGGTGGACTAGCTGCGGGTGTCGCTGCCAGGTCATGCCCTGGCCTTATGGTTAGGGCATGGCCTAGTGCCGATAGCCGGTGCTAATACACAATAGTTAGGGGTAAGTAATGAGTACACACTTAGTCGATGAGGATACGATCAACCTATTAGTGACCTGCCTGCACGATAGGCACGTCACCGATCTAATAGAGCAATACCGTGACCAGGGCCGCGCTAGTCTGGCATCCGCACGCGGGCCGGTTGATTACCGCGAATACTTAGGTCACCGCCTGCATGATATGAACGTGGCAGCCGTTGAGGATCACTATGGGGAGCCTGCCAAAGAGGCAGGCGTGCATTACTATGACTACTCACCTACGGAACTAGCTAGTGATCCTGCCAGAATCTCGCCGGATGTAGCGCGTCGAATCCTAGGGGCAGCGTATTGCTATCAGTATCAGGCGATGGACGCGCTATCGTGGCAGGATAGCCTGGAGCAACAACTAATCCACCGCCTAGTGGATCAACTAGCCCGCGAGCTATCGGTAGGATGGGAATACGTAGAATCCCGTGACCTACCCGCAATGCAGCCAGGCGTTAGCTTGATGAAACTAGCCGGTAAGTAGGCGTGCCGCTTGCCTGATCCATAGGCTTATGGTCTATGGTTCGGGCTAGGGGTTCGATAGGCGAATCTCTACCCGCTTACGCGGGCTAACGGTTAGGGGTAAGTAATGAAGACTATTGCTGCGGAAGTGTGGTATATCAGTACGGAATGTCATTGTTACGACGAAGACGAAGATAGTGCATATGGATGGTGTGGTGGCTGCTATGAGGATGATAAGCGCGAGGTGCTAATCCTGATCGAACGATGGGTGAATAACTACGCGCCAGAATCCTGGCAGGGCAACGTAGCTATTGACGCTAAGGGAATGGGATGGCAACGCGTATCCGGTAGGGCCATTGTGGATATGACCGATATCCTGCCCGCGCTGCGGGTCAATGGTGACTATCGCTTAGAGGTGACCCTTGACGGGGGCGAGCTATCTGCCGTTCGATCATCGCATGATGAGCCGTGTGGCGCATCGTTCCGTATTACGTTCACGAATGAGGATGGTAACCAATGATTACACATGAGAGGGTGCGTCATAGTGGCGCGTTGATCCTAAGCTGCATGGTTAGCGATGGGTCTATGGTGTGGCTTGAGAGTCGAACGTATCAGGGCTACCCCGTGCGCGAGGCTAAGCGGATTCACCGTGACTACCTGGCACACAATGGCCTGACCATTGTGGACTAATCCTAGTGGTTTGCCTGATACCCGTAGCGGGGAAGCTGCGGGTATCGGGTTCGGCACTAGGCCGATATCGAAACAATGAAAGGTTAGGGCTATGACTACCGAGGAAACAGAAAAGACACACAGCTGGGGTGACCTGGCAGCACTTACCCACGAAACGCAGGTCGATGAGTTCGGTTTCTGCATATGCGAGGACAATGAGGGTAATGAAAATCCCTATGATGACTGCCCCGAAAACGTCATGAGTAAGTATGACCTATGGGTGGACACCGAAACGGGAACGTATGGTGGCGGGGCGATCACGTTGCTATCCTGGGCCGAGCTGCCCGTACCGGTGCGTAATGACCTTGATGCAGCCGTCGAATCCGGCGATGAGGCCGTCATTGTGCGTATCGCTAACGGTTACGGGTGGTCAGCATGAACGTCACACGCGTAAGCATTGACGCGGACACCTACTATGACGTTCGCACGTTCCTATCTGTTGCCGTTGGTGCATTGAGGCAGGAGCGGCAAATCTATTCTTACAAGCCCGAAGAAATCCTGGCACTTTATGATTCGATGCTGACTAACGCAGACTTTATCTTCCCAGCCGATAGCAACGCTGAATGACGGCAACTATCGTGGCATTAGTCATCTTATCTTTACCCGTAATCGTAGAGTATTGGAGAATAGGAAAATGAAAGCCAAACTAAGAATGATCGAGCATCCCCGCCCAGCGCGGGACGTTATCATTGAGGAACTATCTGAGAGCTACACGCAGCACTGCCGTGAACCTTGGTTCAGGGTATTGGACTGCAAAACAGGGATCAGGGTGTATGCCTCGGTGCATGAACTAACCCTAAGCGGGGTGGCAGCTCATGCGTGACACCTATGTGGCACAGCGAGATAGTGACCGTGAATGGTGGGATAAAGCATCATGCGCCCGTGGCTATTCGGAATGGTGGGATGTGGATATGCACCAGCATGAGGCCACGCTAAGCCTGAACAATGTGAAAGGCGTGGTGATGTGTGTGCAATGCCCCGTTCGTAATGAGTGCCTAGCTGATGCACTAAAGCATGGCGGTGAACACACCATTCGAGCGGGATACACACCTAAGCAGCAGAATGAGCTAATCAAGAACGGTCATGCCTGGTCACGGGTTATCCGCATCGTGGAAAAGATGCTAACCTTATCACCGGACGATCAGATAGTGGCTGAAAAGTCACATGAAGTGCTACGCGGTAGTGCGAAAAGGGTGAACGGTAAATGGATAGATACCTAACCAAACGTGAAACGGTGGATGAAGCAGAGTTTCTGATGAGCCTACGCGTTTCACAATGGCAGGCAGCTGAACAACTAGGGGTCACGCTAAAGACCCTGGAAACCTATTGGCGCAAGATTAGAGGGGTGAGAGCACCGTGGCTACCGAGCAACCAGAACTAGAGATGTGTGCCTGGCCGATATTGGGGTCAGGATGGACTGCATCAGGCGATTGGGCCGATGAGGGTGGATCATGTTGGCAGCTGGCTGAACCGGATAGTGCCTATTGCGCGGATCACCGCTATAAAACCATTCCACCAGGGTATCGAGATGAGTAATCAGGAACGCCCGCCTGCGGGCTTAGTGGTGTTCACCATTGTGGTAGTGGCTATGGCCGTGGGTGCATTGTGGCTTGACTCTAACCGAGCTGCACCTGTGGCTAAACCTAAAGCTGAGCGGTCTTTCACCGTACCAACTAACCTAAAACCGATTCCTGGCACACCACCACCCACCAAAGCTGCCTTTAAGAAGCCACAGAAGCGTATCTCGCGGGCTAAGGTGCGTATTCTGAACGTGGACTCCAAGGCTAAGCGTTACGCCCTTACGTTGGTGTCTAGCCCCACTCAGATGGCCTGTCTGCTGCCGTTGTGGCAGAAGGAGTCTGGTTGGTCTGCTACTAGCGACAATCCTACGTCCTCAGCCTACGGTATCCCGCAGATTTTGGGGCTTGAGGCTCGTACTGGTGATGATTACCGAGCGCAAGTGCGTGCTGGCCTGGGATACATCAAGCATCGCTATGGCACACCCTGTCGAGCGTGGGCTTTCTGGCAGAACAATCGGTGGTACTGATGTATTGGTCTTTCGCCCTTGCTGCCGGTTCTATGACCGGCTTGTGGATCGCTGGGAAGCGACCCATGCAGGGCTGGATAGTCCTACTGGGGATGGAAGTGTTGTGGTGCTGGTATTCGGTAGCCACCAAGCAGTACGGGCTGGGTGTGCTATGCCTGGCATACGGGATCATTTATTGTGCAAACACAATCAGGGAATGGAAGCGAAACAATGAGCAGCAGGGGTAAAGGTTTCAGGTATCAGCTGGTACTGGTCAGGGATGGCCGTCAATGCGCCACCATGTATGGCAATGACCTTGAGGAGATCACCGGAGTGCAGACGAACGCCACCTTCGATGGCTACCATGCTGAACTCACTGAACTTGACGACGAAGGTAACCCTGCACTACCCTAAAGATGTTGCCGGAACCCATCAACCCCCCGAAGGTGGGCCTACGGCACGCCACCTAACCCCTAATAGGTGGAAAAGAAGAACCCACTAGCTACCTAACCGGCTAGTGGGTTTTTCTATTGGTTGCGTGAAGTTTCGACCGCAGCCTGAGCATTGGACTTGACCCGACGTGAACCGAGGCCGTCCCAGGGTGTGTCACCACCGGTTAGCTCAACGATACGCTCCACGGCACGATCAACGCGGGCTTTCAGGGCATGAACAGTGATCTCCAACTCCATTGCGGCCAACTCCTCACTCATCTTGTCCAAGTAAAGGAACTCTAGGGCCATACGTTGCTCAGCAGACAGCTTTGGTAGCACCATCTCAATGTCGATAGCCATTGCGGGTAGGTTTCCACCTGTTGATGGCTCTCTTGGTGGCTTACGTCCACCCTCGGGTTCACCACGCAAGGTTTCACGCCACGATCCATCATAAACTAGGGGTAGCAGCTCACGCACAATGCCACGGTTAAAGAACCATTCATCGGTGTGGTGGTAGCCACACATCTGGGCCTTCATCTTCCGGCAGAACCGTTCACCCTGCTTATGCATACGCTTATTTAAGATCCACACATTAGTTTTGAGAACCTTCTCATCCTCAACGCTGAGCCATTCAGTCACACGGCGGTGGTTATGGTATCCCCACTCAATCAGATCGGATCGAATGTCATCAGCCTCAACGTAGCCCGAATACCTTCGGGCAAGGTTAGTGGCAACAGGGTAGGCGTGTTGGAGAAAGTCTGGGTGCAGGTACTCGGTCATTTTGCACCACGCATCTCAGTGCCACGCAGCTGGGATTTACCCTTAGACCATGAACCGCAGTCACGGCACTGGTATCGCTGGTACACGGCGGTGGTGGTGTATGCCTGACCACGTTTGGTTAGCCTGCTGCCACCACAGCGAGGGCAACAGCCCTCAGCTCCACCGTAAAGCTCATGCGATGGGTGGTCTTTGATCCACGAACCGAGCCGGTCATACAGTTTCTCAGTTAATCGAACATCTTGGATGTTGTACTTCTTCATCAACGCCCAAGCCTTCACGTCACCAGCCAGGCACTTGACCCACAGATCGTGACCCGTGTGTGGTGTTTTTTGTCCGATACCAAGTTGATCGGAAACGTGTTGCAGCTTGTTTGATGGGAAACGGAACTGCGACTTGACCACCTTGAGCAAGTCCACGTTCCTGAACGGGCTTGGTGGGTTCATGCCAGCAAGTACAAACTCTCGCTGAAAGTGTTTGATGTCAAACGTGACACCGTTGTAGGTCACAACAATGTCGGCTTCATCAAGTAGTCGGTGTGCTTGCTTCACCATCTTGGCGTGACCATCGTGGTGGTCTGAATAAAACTCTACGTTCCTCTCGCCATACCACTTAGCGGCAAATGAGATCATGGACGTTGTGTCCATCAGTTGTGATAAGGATACGTTCTGCTGCCACAATCCCCAAACGTGAGCTAAGTTTGGACTGGTCTCTATGTCGCAAAGGAGTATGCGTGGCTTGTTTGTTTCCGGCATTGTCATGCCTTCCGTTAAGTAGCCCCCAGGTGCAGGGCGAAGTTCAGGGTAGTCGGGTTATAAGTCGTCAATGATTTCGATGTTGGCAACATAGCCAACCACATCAACAAGGTTGTCGCGCTTCTCAAGGTGAGCATCACGACTAATCTTTTGTAAAACATTCAACCAGCACACATCGCGTGCATCCAGGTCGAGGTCAATGTCGTACTTGCGGTTCAAGTAAGCAGTCCACATCTCAGCAGTGCAGCCGTGGTTGTCTGCTGGGTGGCCGTAGGTGTCTTGCCGTTCACCATTCACAATCTCATCAGCCTCAGTAAGAACAGCCGACTTAACCTTCTTGCTTTCCTTGCGGTAATCATCCCACTGATGCGGGTCTATGGATTTACGGGCGGAACTTGTACCAAAACCAGTCCAGCTTGCAGATCCGATTTTACTACCCGAAACCCACTGTCGCGGAGAAGGTTCAGCACCTGCTCCCATTCCGTTCGAGTCACTCACAATCATCCGTCCTTTCGTTATTAGAATGGTGGTTCATCTTCATCAACTGGTGGCTTGAGTAAGTCCAAGACGTACTGTGGCCCTTGCTTTAGTACCGTGCTATTCAAATCTTCACCTGCTGGCAGGTAAATAATCCTTGCCCAAGGCAGTGCGTCAATGATCCTGTTAGCCAAACGCAGCCCAGGGTTCTCGCCGTTCTCTTTCACATCATTATCAGCCATGATGTAGATATTCTCAAATCCTTCGAAGCAACGTGTGAAGTAATCCTTCCACATTTCCACACCCGCAACACCAACAGCTGCAATGCCGACCACCGAATCCATGACAAGGGCATCAAGTTCACCCTCACAAATGGCAATGGAAGTATCCGAGTTGTGAAACGCACGCACATTGAACAAGTGCGGTCTTTGACCAGCTGGCACTAGGTACTTTGGTTGCCTATGTTCATCAAGAAACCGAAACTTGAAACCAACCGGCCCCGTTGGGGTCAGGTAGGGAATGGACAGCATCCCTTGGTACGGTTCATGCCCAGGTTCAGGCACTTCCACGCTTCCAAGCCGGTAGTTGCTTATGGCTTGCTCGTCCAGTCCCCTTTCGAGTAGATAAGAATGAGCCTTCTCGGACAACTGCTTCTCGTAAGCTTTGGTAGCCCTCTCCTGTGATTTCTTCGACAAGCCTGACGGCAGTATTGAAGTCACAACACTCCTGTTCCCTAACAATAGATATGGCATCACCCTTGATGCCGCAGGTGAAGCAGTAAAACAATCCTTTATCTGGGTTCACGGTTGCACTTGCGTGCTTATCGCCATGAAACGCGCACTTAATTGACTTGTTGTTTCCGTGATCGGGCACTCGCTCAAATCCATAATGGATTAATATTCTGCTGATGGTACTCATAAAATCCTAAAAACTAACTCGCAGGGATCTTCACCCTCATCAATTTGATCATCGTATCCACGCCCGTGGGCTGCACAGTATTGCTTACTAATCCAGCCCTTGTTGATACCGAGGGTAAGCCAGTCGGCCCTGTCGTTCCATTCTTTAGTTTCCATTGCGTGACTATTCATTGTTCAGTCCACTCATCAAATGCAATAGCTGGTGCAATGGGATCACACACATAGCGTCAAGCGTGTTGCGCTGCCTCATCTTACGAACAACAACACCGAACACCCTTCCCCTGTTCCCACGAGCCTCAGCCCAGTTGCCTGCTTCAAGTTCTGCCTGACGTAACCAGTTGGCCCACTCGGGTGTCTTAACATCCTTAGCCTCAAGCACAAGAACCGTGTGACCCAGATCAATATGAAGGTCGCCCTCATCTTTGGAACCTGTCTGGGCAGTACGTTCTACTGCCCAACCGTTCTGTGCCATACCCACCCAGCCACGGATGTGACCGAGCAGGTCTGTTTCGAACTTGGTTCCTTTACGCTTGTTCGCTGAACTCATTGTTCACCATCTTCCAAACAGTCAGTACAGATAAATCCGTAGTCAATTTCTACGTTACCGCAGCTAGTACATATGACCGGATCAAAACTCATACGACGCTATCCCAAAACTGTTGAAGTGCTGGGGCCAGTTGCACTGCTGGTGCAGGAAGGGAAGATTGGTAATCCATCGCATCCTGAATCTGCATCCGTGGTGCATCCACGAACAGGGAAACATGACTGCGAGCTTGTGCATCGGCTGGCCCTGAACGGTTCTTAACAGTGGCAACCTTAAGCTCCCTGGCCATCTCATCGTAAGCAAGGGTGAGGATTACTTCCGGTAGCTGCGAGACTTTACCGAGGATTGCTTTACGGGGTGGGCACTCGCCTGCGTTGGACGTGTTCTCACTGACGTGGTGGAGCAGGATGATCCCCGCTTCCGTCGAACGGGCGACGTGGTGCAACGCCCGACTGATCTCACGCATACCTGCATACTCATCCAAATGTTCAGCCACTACATTGTAGAGGGAATCAATAACAATGATCTCTGGTGGGCAACCCCACATCTCGGTGAACGCCATCGTCTCAAGGTCAATGTCATCCAGGGTGGGTGAAGGGTCGAAGCACCAACGAATATTCTGCAAACCCGTTACCTGTTCGGTGTAGTAGTCAGTGCCTGACCCACTGATACCAGCCTCAACAATGTCAACCGCATCACCGGTTAGCATTGCAGCTACACGGTTGACAATGGTTGAAGCATCAGTGTCTGCACTAAAAAACAGGGTGGGGATGTTGTGCTGGGCCACATACCACAAAGCAAGCAGGGTTTTCATGTTGCCTGGTGCTGCTGCGATCATGGTCACTTGTCCACGTCGAAGCCTCACCCCTGCCTGTGTCAGGCTTGGTGTCAGGTCTGGCAGTGGTCTGCCTGACTCACCACTAAGCATGATGGTTTGGGCCAGGGACTTCACGCCTTACTCCACCAACGCTTAGGTACTGGTTGTCCACCTGTTTGAACAAAGTTCACAAGAGCTTGACGCACCACGTTGGATGCTGTGGTTTCTTTCTTATCGGCAAGATCAACAATGGCTTGCCAAATCTCATCATTGATTCGCACGTTGCGGATTGGTGTGTTCACTTCTTCCACCAACGCTTCTTCCCATACACTGCTTGTTCAAGATTTGCTGCCTGGTTCCAAAGAATGTCGATCATATCGTTAACGATATCCAATTCTTCGGCAATCGCAGCTAGTTGGTAGTCGGTTTCAAAAGCGTAGTCACTTAGTGACAGTCGCTTAGGCTTAACCAGCTCAATCTTCTTCGCCATTTTGTTCCTTTCCTAATAGTTTTTCTCTAAGTTCTTGCGTATTCATCTGCATCGCAATGTTCGGATCGCCATTGACCATGAGGGCTACGGCTGACGCGTAAGCATCTGACATTCCCATTAGGTAACATCTCATGCGTACGTTCTTGGTCGAGTTGCCAAGAAACTTGGTGGCCAGCAAACTGGACTGGTCACGAAAAGCTTCAAGCAGCTCAACGTAATCAACGGAATCATCCATCTCCCAATAACCCGCTTGGTCGCTCAATGTATCTACCGTCCTCGTGGGGTTGGTGCTGACAGAAGCACGAATCGTACTGATCTTTTGGTCGGAGTACGTCATCGCAATCCTCATGCTTGTTGTAAGTACAAGGAGTGCAGATCATTAAACGAATACCGGCTTGCACTTGTTCGGGTCGTCCTTGTCAGTGTTGCAGAACCATGCAGTCCAAGGGCCGTTCTTGCCAACACCGGTACGGTGAACCCGCGCACCATGCGAACAGGTTGGTACACCCTGCTGTGCTGGCTGGTCTTGGGGAACAATCTTGGTTCCTGGGAAAGCTGCAGCGATCACCGCCGGTACTGCTTCTTCACCGTTGTACTGCGCGATCAAGTTCGCCACCGATGGGAACATATTGAACGCTTCGAGTCGTGTGAGGAACGTGGCGGGGTCATCCCCACGGATGGTGAATAGGTCACCGTTGATTTTGGTGGTGAAACTGATTGGTGCTTCTGAGTTGGACATTACTTGCCTTCCTTGTTGGTGTAGATTGGGTCAAACTCTTTTGCAAGCGAACCGTTAACTGCAGCGCAGTAGTTGGCTACACCGCAACCTTTACACATTGATGTGACTCTAGCAGGAAAAAGTTCTGCCTTGATAGCCTTATCAACATTGACAATCGTATCTGTCAGAGAATCAACATCGGTTTGAGAGAACGTGGTTGGTACTGACAGCTCGCCCTTGCGGGTCATGAAAAATGCACCCAAGGTTGGTGTTGGCAGCGACAGCTTTTCCATAGCAAACGCATACAAAGCTAGTTGTTGGAATGTGTCTGGTGTTCGAGAACCGGTCTTGTGGTCAATGACCATCAGTTCACCGGACGGCAGTTCCATGATGAGATCGGCGTAACCCTTGATCCGTACACCACCAAAGTCCACGTTCAGTTCAATCTCGCAGGCAAGGTTCCCTGCAAACGTGGGAACAAACCAGCCCTCGTTGATGCGGTCATCGAACCACTGGCTAAACAGTATGATCTGGCGCAAGCCCTCATCAAGCCAGAACGTGTAGTTCTCAGCATCTGGGTTGGCCTTGGTCTTTCGACCACCAGTACGCCAATCGTGGCGACTAACACCACTGCGTTCCTCAAGGGAATGGATTTCATCATTGAACGCGTTCTTCCACAGTTCTGGGTACAGTTCGTCTGTCTTTCCCAGTCCAACCTCGTCTTTGGTAATTTCTTCTAGGCAAGCATGAACGGCACTACCAGCTGCCAAATACCAGGCTGGGGTTTCCGGTACACGCACAACGCGTGCCAACTGGTATGACTTTGGGCAGGATAGGTACGATGTTACTTGCGAGTAAGACCTGTGACCAACACTCATTTTGTTTCCTCACTTAGGACTAGGCGGTTAAAAATCCATTCAACAACGGGGACAGCAACGGCGTTGCCCATCTGCTTGTACCTGGACGAGTCAGCTTGATCGACAACAACGCCCTTCTTGTGATCCACGCGTTGCGCTGACCAGCCATCGGGAAATCCTTGCAGCCGTTCACATTCCGTTGGTGTCAACCGGCGAACAGTTTTTGGTAAAGCCACCGAGGGTGACTGCTGACTATGTTTTAATGTAGGAGAAATATTGTTAAACACTTGTGCATTTGAACCAAACTGTGTATCAAAAACATCAATACGTTGCGTATTGGCCTCAACCATTGGCACGTTATTGCCACCAGTACCCCACGTTCGAGTAACCGTTGGACTGATATTATCGTACAAACGAACATCACCATCAGACTGCTTATTGTGAATCAATGTAGCAGCTGGAACAAGATTTTGGTGTTCATCACCAGCGGGGCCACCGTTACCCTTATGCCATTTTGATGTAACAGTTGGTGAAACTAGAGGGGGCCATTTGCGATCTGGCTTAGAGCTTGATGCAATGTTTCCGGCAATGTCTTGCCCCTGCGTTCCGCTCGCCTCAGTATCCCTTCGGCGGCTTTCTGACTCAAACAATACTTGTTCAACTCTGGTCGCATCGGCTCCAAGATGGCCGACAATAAAGACTCTACGCCGTCGCTGGGGAACTCCGAAGTTTTGTGCGTCCAAGATCCGCCAGGAGAAACTGTACCCGAGTTCAGCCAAACTCCCGACGACGACTCCCATATCCCGTCCTCGCTTGGATGACAGCAAGCCTGGGACGTTTTCGAGGATGAACCATTCGGGATTGAACTCCCGCAGGATTCGCACAATTTCAAAAAAGAGCGACGACCTTTCCCCGCCTTCAAGCCCTGCTTGCTTTCCTGCAATGGAGAGGTCTTGGCAGGGAAACCCGCCAGTGATAATTGTTCGTCGAGGATCAAGTCCGTGTTCCCTGAGTTTGTCACCTGTTACATCCTTCACATCGTTGATAAGAATTGTGTTTGGGAAACGGTGTTGTAAAACACCGCGAGCTTGTGGGTCAATCTCACACGCCACAATGGGGTCAATGCCTGAGCGTTCAGCTGCGATGTCAAAACCACCGACACCGGCAAACAGGGAAACCAGTTGAAGGCTCATTCTGCGCTCACCTCGTAGTAGTCCTCAATAAACTTGGCGATGCGTTCAATGGTTTCATAGGTTGCCATCATCGATGGATTCCGGCGCGTTGCAAAGCACTCTGGTTCGGTGCCTTTACATTCGCAGGTGAAAGCAAACGGTGTGAAGCGGGCGCGGATCATTTCAGCGAGATCGTTGCTCATGTGGTCACCTCTGGCAACATCGCATCAGCGATAGCGTTCAACGCTTGGGATACACCCTTGCCATAGTTGGCTTTGGTGGGGTTGTTCGACCGCAGTGATTCCCCAGCGATTTGGCTACCGGCTCGCTTAATGTCGTGGCCAACCGTGTACACACAAACGTACGCTGCGGCCTCGGCAAGATCAGCCAACAGGTCTGGGTCAACACCTTCGGCCTTGAGGGCGAAAGGTGAGTCCTCACTCAGCAAAACAGCTTTGAGAAAGACCATCGTTTGTGAAGGGTTTTCTAGTTCGGTATCTGTATCAACCAGTGGTTGAGACGTGTCCTTCTTGTCCTCAGTGGTGGTTTCTTTTGTTGTCATACGGTGAAGGTAGTGCAGTTGTGAAACGGGCGCAAGTCCAGTGACACCAAGGCAGTGGATTTGACAGCAAAGGTATGCCTGTGAGTACAATAGAAACAGTTAGTAAAACTACATAGAAATAGGGCCGTCCTAAGACGGCCAATAGTAGTACTATATAGATAGATAGTTGGTGCTTAGTATGTCTAAACTGGTGAAATGTTCTGCCTGCGAAAGCTATGCTTCCGTATGGTTCGCAACCTTTGATGGAGAGGAAGTTCCCCTGTGTCAAGACCACCAACCAAGCCTGGAAGCAAGCAAGTAACCCGACCGGAAACGGTCTATGTCAGCCCCTACACTTGGAACATCAAGTACTCCAAAGCTGAGGTGCTTAAACACCACCCAAGCGGGGATGCTTGTGGCTCCTGCGACCTAGAGTCCATGACCATTGCCATTGACCCAGGCAAGTCTGAGGAATACGCCAGGGTAACCCTGTTGCACGAGATCCTGCACGCAGCTATTCGATCCTCTGACCCCAACATTGAGTCCGATGCCGAGGAAATGGCGGTGGCTTCCATGACCGGCCCACTCCTAGCCTGCCTCAGGGACAACCCAGAAGTAGTGGCATACCTGATTGGCAAGTAGCCCTCAGAATCCACAGGATGCCCTGTAACGAGAGAAAACCCCCTGCCTAGTAGTAACTACCAGACAGGGGGTTTCAGTCCTTCTACGGGGCTTACAGCCCCATACGATCCCATTCCTTCTTGCCAACTAAACCAGTACGCCTAATCAAACGACGCAACTGCCAACGCTTCACAGCCTTCTCAGTAACAGGGCCAAACCAGCCAGACACAGGAGACACACCCAGCTTACGCTGAATCCGCTTCACATCAGACTTGTCCTCGCTGTTACGGTAGCCATTGTGTATCTTCGCAGAAATCTTGCGACCAAACGCCTGACCAGCAGGCAACGGGAACGTCGAACGCTTAACCGGATTAGGCTTAGGCTTCACAGTGGCACCAGCCAACCACGGAGTCGTGTCCCTCTCGGCACTAGCCGATTGCAAGATGGACACATGAAGGTGCGTTTTGTGAGGGTTAATACCCGTGTAGGCGACAGCCTTCCAGTTACTTTTTTTGGAATAAATATTCCGGTTAAAGATCACATAGTTTGCTGATGGGTGCTTAGACACAGCAGCAATAATGATCTTCGGGTCAACACCAGGGTAAGTGATATCGAAAGCGTTCACCGAACCACGCTCATTAGGGTTGTGGTCAGACTTACGGGCATTGTGGCTTGTGTCACCAACAGTGCCATCGGAACCCTTAGGGCGGTTGGGCCAACGCCTATTCACCTCAGCACGGAGCTGCACCAGAGATGGTGCTAGATGCCAAGTCACGGGGTCTCATCACCAATAGCGTCCAGGTCAACGCTGTCATCAAACTCAAACGTCACCTCAGGGGCACCGTTACCGAACGCAGTGTTCTTCGGGTCAAGGTAAGCCACGGCAGTACGCACAGTGGTCAGGGCGGCAGCGATCAGGGCTGACTGCAACCAGGAGAAGTCTTGGCTAGCCAAAGCTGACAACGGGACGAGAGCAATAAACGAAGTGACAAATGTGGTCACAGCGGAACGGAGTAACTGGTTCATCAAACACCCTTATCTTTAGCGATTTGGTCAATCTTGGTTTTCAAAGCAAGCTGGCGTGATTCGATACGCTCAACCTGCTCCATGACGTTTTCAAACTTAGCACACAGGTCAGTCAGAACCTGTGCGTGCTTCCTATCATTCTCAATGTGCAGAATGTCTGCCTCAACCCCAGCCTTCCAAGCCTTATAAATCTTCCCAGCCCCCAAACCAATGGTCAGTAAACCAACCAGTAAAGAAATGGTGAACGCTGTTCCGTTCGCCAAACTCTCCGTGCTAGCCAAAGCCACGATCAAGGGCGAGCCAGTCAAAACTGAACCAGCCATAGCCATAGTCAACGTAGCCTCACCCCTATCATCAGATACACCCTTGACGTTTCTCAACCTGTGATAAGTCAACTCAGTTAACCAACCATTAGGCACAAGACCGGCAACCGTTTGAAACCCGCGCAGCCTCTGCTCCATTGGCTCATCAAACAAATCACTATCAGGCAAAGCCAACAACCGTCGAACACTACGAACCGTTTCGGATGATTCACCACGCACAGCCAACACACCAAATGGGCTTTGAACATCCTTGTCCGGTGTCATACCTGTTGCACCGTCAACTCAATGATCCCACCGAAGTTATCAACCTTGTTCTGGGTATTAGCAACTTCTTGGGTGAAAGAAACATCCTCAACAGTGGCGGAGAACTGTTCACCAGTACGCAAATCTTGGAACACCACAATCGCACCAGTGGTGCAGTGACTTTGCAAATCAACCAAGCGGTCGTAGGCGTAACCTTCACGGCCACGGGCAGTACCAGCATTATCCGTTTCGTGGTCAAAACACAACAGTGGAATCTTCACAAGAATCCTACGATTAGAACCAGGAACAGCTTTCAGCTGCCAACCAGTAACCGTTGGGGTTTGGGAAGCAGTACCACGGCTAAGCGTTAACTTGAGGCCCAGGGACTCCTGCAAAGGATTCGTTGGGATGGAGATAGCAACGTCCTGGTTAATATCCACAGTGGAATTAAAAGTAAACAACGACACTGGTGACTGGTTGTAAAGAACCGAGGAAACATTAACCGAACCAACAGACACGTCACCACGCAAACGGAACGAACGGAAGTTCTTTGGCTCAAGAGTGTTGTATCGAACCTGCCCCGTGGTCAAATAGCCACTGGTCACATAGTCGGTGGCCGACTCAATGTACAAATTGGTTTGGGTGAAAGCAATCAAGTCGCCATAGTTGGTGACAGACCTAACACTGCCAGTGGTTCCAGAGTTCAAGTCAGTTGCCCAAGCGTACCGACCCTCACCATCAGTTGAACCAAGGTCAATGCGGATCAGACCAGAGTTACCGTCAAGCTCGTTACCAACACCAACATAAACGAAACGGTCACGACCAGCCATACCACTGATCGTGGTTGTGCTGGTGCTAGTGAACGACAGTGGGCCATAAGCCAAATCACCGTTACCATCAACCTGACCAACACGGACACCACGGTTGGTGCCAATGATGACGTAAGAACCAAGGTAGGAAAACATTCCGGTGACCAGTTCCCCGTAGGGAAGTTCGGCGGCAGTGATGGCAGATGTCAGGGTTGGTAGGGTTCCGTCTGCTGGGTCAAGAGTAAACTTGTAGATCGCCGACTTGCTACCCGAATAACCCGCAGCAAGGATGGCATTAGGGGTTTCCACTACGGAAGTCCAAGTCCATGTTTCCAGTGGGTGTGAGTAATGTTTGCTTGCGGAGCTTAAGTTGACCGAACCAGTGACACCGGCCTTCTCAAACAGGTGGTGCCCATCAGCAATAATGAACCGTTGCTTAACCCACCAAGCGTTCATGGTTGTTGTTACCGCGTTAGTGGCAAGGGTAACCTTTGAACCAGTGAAAGGTGCGGCCAAATACTGCATACCACTCGTGGTGCAGATAACAACACCATCACCAGTCGATGTTGCGTTACCGTTCGGGGTGCCAGTCCAACTGGTGACAGTACCGGCAGCGTAACCATCATAATAAACAGTGGCGTTAGCCGACTCCGCAGTAACAATGTACTTGTTTGAACCATTGTTAACAGCAACAGCAGTTGAAATGTTACTCGTCAAAGTTCTAGTACTAACAGCAGACTTTAGCAACGTCAGCTTACCGCGAGTCCACGGGTCAACACCAAGAGAAGAAGCAAACCGCTTCATCTGGAACTCATCATTCGACGGTTCCATGAACGTGATGCCAGCACCACCAGTGAAGTCCTGCTGTGAACGCAACCAGTAACCATCCAAGGACTGCTCACCAGGGTTAGTGCTCGTGTCGTACTGTTGCTTACGGATCTCGGCAAGGCCACGGCGGTAAGGTGTCTTAGCACTGATCCCATTCAGGAACGCATTGTCACCAATAGCAAAGTCGTAGCCAAAGTTGTTGGCATCAAATGTTGCTGCCGCTGGCTCAACACCAATACCGAATACTGGTTCATCGGTTACATCAAAGCCAGTCATATTTACCTATTCCTATACGCTCAACAAGGCTGCTGATAGTCGGGCATCGGTGATGTTAATTGAAGCACCAGCAACATGGTTTGCGCGTAACTGAATGTAGTCACCACTATTCAAGTATTGGATAACGGTGTGGATTTGTTGCTCCGAGTAAGTTCCCGAAACGGAAGATGAGACAGAAGGCTCAGACACAACCTGTGTACCACTAGGGCCAGTGTAAAACCATAGGGTTCTACGACCGTCAGCGTCAGCATCCCAAGCAACAAACGCAGTCAGCAAGTAGTACCCATTCGTAGGAGCAACAACGCGGTTGTTTACCAGATCGATACTGAACAACGACCACTCTGACGAGTTGAACTCCGTTGAAGTAAAATCAACAGTGGTTGTTGTGTTGTTGGCGATTGACTGGTTAGTTGCCGAAGCAATCTTGACAACAGGATTAGCAGTTTGAGTGTGAGTGTGACTACCAGGTGCTGCCTGATATTGACCAGTACCGAGCGTGTGGTGAATGGAAGAAGTAGAAACATCAGTGTCAACAGACTCGTGAGTGTTGGCCTGCAACAACTTTCCACCACTGGTCGAACCAGCATGAGCATGGTTGGCGTTATCGAAACCAGTGCTACTAATTGTTGGTGTGGTTAGCGTTGGTGAGGTCAGCGTCTTATTGGTCAAGGTTTGCGTGTCATCAACACCAACAGGTGAACTGGTCAAACCAATCGCACTATTGGGAACATTGGTGATCGTGTTTGATGCACCACTAATCGTCTTGTTAGTTAGGGTTTGCGTGTTTGTTGTACCAACCACAGCACCAGTAGCACCGTGAACAACAGTGGCAGCAATGTGAGTATCAACACCAGTAACCGAAGCGGAAGGAATAGAACTTAACGTGTTCGACGCACCACTAATGGTCTTGTTCGTCAAAGTTTGGGTATCAGAAGTACCAACCACAGAACCGGCAACACCATGCACGGCCGTTGAAGCAGCGTAGTGAGCCGCACCATCCTCAAAGTCCTGGGAATAAATACCGTGACGAACCGTTTCGCCAATACCGTGGGCTTGGCCCGATGTGCCACCAACACCACGAGTGATCGTCAGTGTTGTGGTAGAACCAGCAGTAACAGTTACAAGCTCCTCACTGGCAGTGTCCTCACCAATAATAACCGTGTAAGGAAAACTTCCAGGCCAACCAGTAACAGTGCTAACCACCATTGTAGTTGCGCTACTGGTTAAAGTGGCTGTTAAAGTTCCTGCAACAGCAGTGGAAGAATAGTACCGGCGAGTGGGAGACGGCATCAGATCACCTCAAGTAGTGGATAGTTGGTTGGGTGGTGCGTAACAATGCGTCGCGTTCCTCTTGCAAACGCTGTTGGTGGAAGGCATACAACTGCTTACCAAAGTTATTGGCAGAACTGCGCCAGTTGTTGCCATACTGGTCGGCAAGGGCATTAGCTGAAACACCGGTCTGGTTAGTTCGACTACCCTCAACGGCCCAAGCAAGACGGGCAGCTGCACCGTAAGTGATAACATCCTTCGCTGATGAAGGAATGTTGGTGGTGCTGAACAGTGCGGTGGTTGAAGCGTTGTCGGCGAAAGCAACAGTGTTCTTCGTGTACGTCAAGTTTATGTCAGAACCCGAACGGATCGGGTCATACAAGTCAATAGACTTACCGGAAGGAAACACAGTGACATTGGCCTTGTCAATGAACTTCCAACGGCGAACCGTGATCCAACTATCCGTACTCGTTTCACTATCGTAAGTGACAGCAAGAACATCCAGCAGGTCAGGGAACGTGGCAGTTGACAGCTCGTAAGTGACAGTGCCGGATTCGTAACTGATCGTTCCGTTGGCTACACCAAACAGGTCACCACCAACAGCCTCAATGGTTTCGTTGATGGCACGCCGAACACGGTTTCGTGGAAGCAACGGGTTCATTGTTACCTTGGTCTTGTCAGTGTGAGTTGTTGCCGTGGTGCCACGGTAGCCACGACCAAACGGTGCGATCGTTGCCTGATTGGACACGGTGTTAACCGACTCAACCCACAACAACTCGTCATCAATTTCAATGACACCACGACGCAGGCCCTCAACCGAACCTAGCGTCAACGTCAACGCGGTGGATGTGATAGACCCGTCTAGGTAAGTAACCTGCTCGTCCTGACCGGTATGGCCCTGCAACAAACCCTCAACGTCTTCAATCAGATCACCAAGTGTGGTAGCCATTTATACTCCCTGAAATGCGACACCGGAAGCGTCACTGATACGGTGGGCTTGTTCAATCTGATGCGTTTGCGTACCAGCAGGCTGGATACCCTCGGCACGGGCAGACCTGTACGAGTCGAGTTCCTTATCAGCCTTACGTTGGGCCGTGTAGTCCTGACCGTTAGCAGAGTTGGCGTAGGCAACACGGATGTTGGCAGCTTGGGCGCACTCAACCCACGAAGCGTGATCTTTGGTTTTACAACCTGAACGGCAATTACTCACGATGTTCTCGTTTCTACTGTGTATCCTGCTGATTCTAATTCGGCTTTTTCTGTACCATTGATACGGTTCTCACAACCACCCTTGAACACATACTCACACTGGTCAAGCCAATCCTCTTGCCTGTTTTGAACAAGCTTCCACACACCGTCACGCTTAACGAGGGTTCTGCCCTGCAAGTAGCCAACAAGTTGGTAGTACGGGTCAAGGCTTAGCGGTGAAATCTCGCGTGTTGGTGGCTTGAAAATGTAGAACGTGTGCGTCATGCCAGCATCCGATGTGGCTGTGGCAGTGGCCGTGGCTTCCAGGTGCCTTGTCTTAGTCATTGCAGCTGAACCCGCAGCAACAATTATGTTCGGGTTGCACCCAACTAGCGCGGCACCACCAGGGTACGTTCCTGCATTTCTATAAACATTACCGCAACGGTAGAGGTTGGTTACCTTCTCGATACCACCCGTACCAGTGGCGGTACCGGTACCGGTTCCACCTAAGTCGCCTACTCCGGCGGTTGAACTATTGGCCGTACCGGTACCAGTACCAGTACCCGAACCACCGATGACTTGCGTGCTTGACATTGAAGCCGTGGCACTTGCAGTAGCGGTAGCAGTACCGGCTAATGTTAGCTGGTTCGACGCAGCAGCCGTACCAGTGGCAGTGACCGTTGCTGATGCGCTAACTTCCTTTGAAGCCAATGCCTCAGAGATACCAGTGGCAGTGACAGTACCGCTTGCAGACATTGATCGCGTTAGTAATACTTCCGCCACACCAGTAGCCGTACCAGTGCCCGAAGCACCAATAACCTTTGTACTTGACATTGCAGCCGTACCACTGGCAGTGACCGAGGCACTACCAGTTACAGACTGACCACGCGAAGCGGCACCAGTACCAGTGGCGGTAACACTGCCACTCACAGACATTGCCTGCGTGCTCGACATAGCAGAAGTGCCAGAAGCCGTAACGCTGGCACTAGCAGCCAACGTGCGCTGGTTAGATGCAATAGCAGTACCAGTGGCAGTGCCAGTACCAGTACCCTGCAACGTCCTAGCATTAGACATTGCTGCGGTGCCAGTCGCGGTTGCGGTTGCTGTCCCTGCTGCGGTGTGAGCGGTGCCACTAGAGGCAACCTTGATCTCTCCCATCACAGATGCAGGGAGAGAAAGGCCCCGCGAAACAGATGCAGTAAAAGTTCCAGGGCTAGCGACCGGTTGGTAGGCTAAAATAGCGGTTCCAGAAGCAGTAGAAACCGTTGTTTCCACCATGTTAGATGAAGTTAACGCCGTAGTGCTAGTGTCAGTAATTGACAACAAGGCCAAGGCATCGCTACTGGCTACGCTTAGAGAGAGAGAGCCGATATTGGTGGTTCCGATTGGCGTAGTCAAGTCGTGACCAGTAATCACATACCCGCAAAGAGAGCGTTGAACGTCGAAACCACCAGTAGGATCGTAATAAACCGAAATGGTTATGGTTTGGGCGGTCGTGTTCTTGGCGTACCAAATCTGGCTTTGAACGTAACCGCTTCCATCATCGTTTTCGTTGGTGTTTACCAAAGCCCAGGTAAGGGCTGTTCCTGTATTGGTTGGTGTATTCGCCGTATGGTAAGTGTCAAGGTAAGAGACGGAACCGGTAGTCACAATAACAAGACTGTTGGCTGGCAGACTTACGGACGCTGACACTAAAGGATTGGTGCCAGTATAGGGAGAGGTTTGAAAGGCTAGGGTTTGGGCAATCGCAAGAGCCACGGCCTACTCCTCTGTGTTGTCAGCGATGATCTCCTGCAAAACTTCAACCGGAGTTAGCGTGGTATCCGCATACTTGACCACATACTTTTCAAGCGAACGATACAAGCCATTCTTTTGCTTCATAATGATCGGCAAAAGACCAGCAATAAACGCCTGCGGGTCAGAGTTATCTGGTAACGAAACAATGCCAACAGCGGTCTCAGCAGCACGCTGAGAAACCACAGCAGGATCAGTCAACTCCTCAGCAACAATGACTCCCTCAACGTACGAGGCAGCAACAGCAATAGCAGCCTCATCCATGACTAAGCTGCAATAGGTGTGAACGCCAAGGTGAGCGAAGTCAACGACAACGTGTCACCACTAACCACAGACTTACTCGCAGTCAAAGCAACAGACCACAAAAAGTTACCAGCAGTTGACGCATCCCACAAACTAATGTGAGTAATCGTTTCAGTGGCAGTCATTGACCACGTGCCACCCATAGAAGTCAAAGCCATAGACCCAGCCGAAGCCGCACTGAACGTGCAAGCGTAACGAGTGGTAACGGCAGAAGCAGCAGTCGCAGCAGTCGCGCCAGGGTCAGCGGTGTGCAACTTCACATACAAAGAACCAGCCGTGAACGTGGTACCGGCACGGCCAATCGTGTTAAGCAACTTTTCAGCCGTGTTAACGGCGGAGAGACCAACGGTCATTTTGTTTCCTCATTCTCGGTAGTAGATGCAGTGTGTGTTATTTCCATCGTTGCCGTGGCAACTAATTGAGCGATAACATTTTGTTCATACATTTTTATTCCTTTCATCAGCTATCACATACCCTTAGGCGGCGGTACCTGGTAGGGTGGCGGGCCATGTGTCGGTCGTTAGGTAGTCAATTGTTCCGCGCCCTGATGTAATTAACGTTGGCGAACTAGCAAGTGAAATCGTGTTTGAGAAGTAAGTAATCGCGGAGTTAGGTGTCTGGTCACTTGACGACCTGCCCATCCAAGTTTGGCGAATACGACTATCGCTAGCAAAACCCGTGGGAAGTGTGTAAAGCGTTGTACCCGTAGAAGAACTTCCGTTTAGCGCAAAGATTGTAATAGAGACTTGATCGCCAAAGCGACGAATCTTTACACTTGTCGCAGTGAATCCGTTAAGCAAAACTGATCCAATTTCGCGCCAACCAGTGTCGCCATACTCAACCCGCCAACCCGTGTTGCCATTAGTAGTGGCTTTGATCCAACGAATCGCACCGTTAGTGGCAGCAGTGTCGGTGTACATACTCCCCACAGGGGCGGTAACAACACCTTCGGGTGAACCTGTGCCGGTGATGATGCCAACGTTACCTGCGGAACGGTCAAGTCGTAGGTGTGCGGTGCCAGCGGTTGTTTCACCAATTCGGTTCTCGCCAGTGCTTCGGATAATACTGAGCGGTGCGGTTCCCAACTGTGCGCCCGAATCGTCATAGCGGATAATATGAAAATCGCTTCCCGCGTTACTGCCCGACTCTGCGTTTGCAATTTTAGCAACAACCCACCGATTCGAACCGCGACGCTGAAACAGTGAGCCTGTTACACGTTCAGCGGTAGTGTCGGAAGCGTTAGAAACAAAGTAAGGGTTCCCTGACGCACTATTAACAGTGGGGCTACCATTCGTGAAAGTCACGGTGCTGGAAAAGGTTTTGGAACCGGTAATGGTCTCAGTCCCAGCCGTGTGAACAACGTCGCTGTCCACCGCAAGCGTATCAAGGCGGGCCTTCACCGTTGCCGAAGAACCCTGAGGGTTTGTTCCCAACGTGGACTGAACAGCCTCAATAGCCTCAGCCTCGTTAGTATGAACAACATCATGTTCGAACCCAGCGGCATCCTCTTTAGTCGTGGCAGTGGGCTTAGCCAAAGAATCATAACCACCAGGGTATGAACTAGCCACAATTTCTCCTTAAGGTTGATACCTGGACTACAAGAACACTTTGTTCAGACATTCGGTTCCTTCCTTAGTGGAAGTGCAATGCCCCCCACCCACAATATGATGGGGAACAAAGCACAACCACTAAACAGCGATTATTACGCAGTGATAGTTGAAGTGGTTTCGATACGGTACAGGCTTTCTTCGCGGTAGCGAGCCCAACCGATCAAAGCCTTCCAACCCACAGGGCGGAAACGCATCAGCTTGTCAGTGACGGGGCCAATAACAACTTGTGGCTCGTAACCAACAGCCTCAGCCAGGGCCTGCTGGCCCATGATGAGGGTACGGTGAACATTCTTGGAAGAAGCACCATCAGCACCGATGTAGGTACGAGGCGACTCAATGAAGAACGCGCCTTCGTAAACACCAAGCACGCCACCCCAGATGTCAGATGCACCTGAGTACTCGTGTGGTGAACGCCATCCAGCAGCACCGCTCTCGGCACGAAGGTCGTGCGAAACGTCTGGGTGGATGTAGCAACCGTACAGGCCATTAGCCAACGGCAGGGCGTTGTTGCCACGGAGCTTAGCAACCGTGTAGCGGACGTGTGCTGACGAGAAGTCGTCACCAGTGGTCAACAGGTTCAGTGCTTGCGTGCTGACAGCATCAGCGTCAGAACGAATCACGTTAGTACCGCCGATGAGCACGGTGCGAACCAACTGGTCAAGAGTGTCAATCTGGTTATACGCAATGATGTTTGCGATAGCAGGGTCAACATCTGACAAGGATTCGAACACAAGCTTGTCGGTGGTGAGGACGGAGTTACCGTACTCGTTGAGGGTAACGTCAACAGTGGTGGTGTTGGCAAGTGCAACCGAGTCCTTGTCAACATTTTCAGTCAACGCAGTGGTGGCAACAGCAAGGTCAACATACCGTTGGAAACGAACAGAGGCACCAGCATGGGATACATCAACCGGACGCTTAGTAGCGGCCTGACGGAACAACGGCTGACTACGCAGAGCAAACTCAACGTACTTGTCATAAGCGGTTGTTACGAGGTTGGTGATACCAGTCTGGTCGGTAATTGCAGCGGTACCAGTAAACTGGTTAGCCATAATTCACAACCTTTCAAACAGACATTGGATGGGTTAAAGCCATCAGCGTCCAGTCAACAACCGATTCAATTCTTCTGGGGTAGCAGCGTTCTGGATCGCGGCCAGAGCAGCACCCTCAGAAGTCATAGGAACCGAACCTTGACTGGTTTGACTGATGGTCGTAAAAGCATCAGCCTGCTGTTGCGAAACACCCACAGGTGGAGTGACCGTACCCGTTAGATCGAAAGGGTTTGCGCCGGTGGGAGCCGGTGCTTCCTCATTAGATCCGCCAAGGTTGAAGTTAAAGATGCTCGCGTTTTCAACGAGCCACTCATTAACAGACGATTCACTATCCACATCAGATGGAATGAACTTAGCAATAGCAGGATTAACGCCGTTACTATTCAGGACTTCCTTCAACGTACGCTCACGAGAGGACTTCTGGAGTGAAGCAAGCTTTTCTTCAAGCTGCTTACGTTCCTTCTGTTCCTTCTTGAGTGCATCACGCAAAGCCTTTGGGCCTTCACCCTCATCGCCATACGTTTCGTCGTCGAACTCGTCCCATTGGTTGTTGCTCATCGCAACGTCTCCCTTACTTGTTGTAGTTTTCGCAACCCTCAACCACCGCAGGGGAAGGGTGATTGGCTGTTACTACCGGTCTCTATACTCTCCGCAGGGCCGGTCGGTCTGCGAGAGGTCTATGGGGCTACGGGTTTGCACCGCGCATAGCCGTGTGTTACTGTTCATTCACGAAGCAGGTGGTACTTGGTGGGGAAGCCTGGTGCCACCTGCTTTAAGTTTTAGATCCCACCCTTTTCTTGGGCCAAAGATCCAGCACGGACACCAGAGGAACCACTGAACGAGGCACGTTCCTTACTAGCAAGCTTCTTTTTAGTGGTCTCCGCTTGGGCCGCACCAGCCAAACCAAAGGTTTCGGCAGTTGCCTGCTCAATACCATACTGGTCACCATAGATCTGGGACAGTTCCTGACCACGGGTACCAAGTTGTTGGGCCTGAGCAAAACCTTGGGAAGCCTGTGCGTAAGTGAGATCTGGATTCACTTGGGTGATCTGTTCAGTCAATGTCGAGTTGATACCCTGATCCTTGGCTGCACCACTAACAGTAGCAGTGGCAATACGCTTATCAATCAGCGGCTTAGCGATCTCTGGGTCAAGGAAAGCACCCATGAGGTCAACCGAGGTAACACCGTAAAGCCTAGCGTACTCATCGCGCACCGATGATGGGGTGGAGTTAACAAAGTCATAGGCTGACTTAACCCTGTCCTGAACCTCATTTGGGGACACATCCCCACCAATCAATTTAGCAAGGTAGTCACGGCTCATAAAATCCTTGGACAAACCATACGCGTTCATTGCGTTCATCATCTGGTTTTCAACATCCACATAGGTTGCTTCATCCAGTGGTGCAAGACCAGCTTTACGTCGAGCCTCATTACCAGCGAAACGCTTAGCGTATTCTGGCGTTTGGCGCAGCTTGAGAATAATGGTGTCATCACCATAACCGTTGCTGATGTAGTCCTTGATAAGATCAGTCAAGTCACCAAGGCCGTACTGTGCAAAGGTGGCACTGAGAAGTTCGAAGGCATCCAGGTCAGCCCCTGTTAGGTCAGCCACTGAAACCCCACTTCTGCAAGATGCCGTTCGCTACCTTGCTGGTTTGTTCACGGGCATTGGCTGTCTTAGCCCAACGAGGGTCTTTACGCAGATCATTCTCAAACTGCCACAACGACTTGGCTTGAGCTTTACCGGTTTCAGGGTTGATACCACTGATCGCTTCACGGATCGTAGAATCATTCAGGTTAATGTCCTGATCGTTAATCTCAAGCAACGCACCCATGCGCTGAATGTACGGTGAAGCAATGTCCTTTACGTTTTGACCAGCCTTGATCTGCTCCGCATACACCGGATAAGCAGAGGCAGCTTGAACACGAACATCGTTAACATAGTCTTGGAGAGTTTTAGTTCCTTTGACAATCGACTGTGCTGCCGTCTGGTAATAGTTGTCATTGTATGAGACACCATTAGCATCAGCCAAAGCACGCAACTGGTCAATGCTTGTGCCAGTTCCCCCACCAACCTGGCCCTGTTTGATTTTTACATAACCAGAAAGTGCTGCATCAAGTTGTTCAGGTTGCCAACCCTGCCGATAAAGTTGGCTGGATGCGTAGTTTAGGGTTGATTCATCAAGCGTTGCACCAACCTTAGCTGCCTGATTGATGACGGCTTGTCGAGCAGCAGCTAAACCGTTCTTATATTCCGCAGGGCGTGTTGTTCGCAAGATTTCTGTTTGTTGCCAACGCGCACTGGTGTTTTTGTACCATTTAGTATTTTTTAGTTCAGCTTGAAACTTGGTTGCGTTCCAACTACCAGCAACAGCATTAGTGAACAAACGGTTCAGTTCGGCATTTGATTGCAGAACAGCACGGTTCCAACCAACATCGGCAAGTGTTAGTGTGTCCCTGCGTGCAGGTGCCGTCTTTTTTGCCGCTGCCTTCTTAGCAGTTGCTTTCTTGGCGGTTGCCACTATGCACCACCACTAATGGCTGACATTA